GCATTGAACCGCCCCAATGAGGGGATGCTGCCAGAAATTGAGCTTGTTGAGCCAAGAGAAAACACACCATATTCACAAAGATTATTAAAAATCAATTAATCGTGTCCCAGAAAAAACTTGAGCCGTCCAGCGAGTTCGAAAAGTACGACCTCGATGATGATGGCATCGTAAGCGATGCGGAGATTGAACGCGCAAAAGAGATACGCGAGTTCGAGGACAGATCACGCAAGCACCTAGCACAACTACGCTTGGCCAGATATTCGCTGATTGGCATTGGTGTCTACACAATCATGCTGTTTATGCCCTTTGTGCCTGATAGCCGCATCAAGCTGCTCAGTGAGGTCAGCCCACTGCTGTACATCAGTTTGTCAGGCGTTGTTGGCGCTTACATGGGTTTTACCACATGGATGGATAGGAAATAATATGCTTGCAGTTCTTGCGTCCATATTGGGCAATGGTGATGTCATCAAAAAAGGCATGGACTTAATTGATGATGTCCACAGTTCTGATGAGGAAATGGAGCGCGTCAAAGCGCAGGCCAAGATTGACACAATGAAAGCCTATGCGCCGTTTAAAGTAGCGCAGCGTTATCTGGCCCTAATGTTCACCGGCACATTCTTGATTTCGTTTTTCCTTGTGCTTGTAATGACCTTGATGGGTCAGGCCAACATTCCTGAAATAAAGCAAGTCATCGATGATTTTTACGTTGGTGAGGCAATGCTGACCATTCTGGCATTCTACTTTGGCGGCGGGATGCTCGAAGGTGTCGTTGGCAAAGTGAAGGATAAGAAATGAGACTTTCACAAAATTTCACGCTGGATGAATTGTGCAAAAGCCAGACCGCTGAACGTAAGGGCATCCCGAATCTGCCAGACACCGACCAGATCGGTGCGTTAGAGGCTCTATGTGAAAACATACTGCAGCCCATCCGCAATGAGTTTGGATCGTTCATGGTCTCTAGCGGCTATCGTAGCCCGGAGTTATGCGTTGCCATTGGCTCCAAAATGACATCACAGCATACTTGCAACAACAACGCGGCAGCAGCCGACTTTGAGGTGGCCGGGGTGGACAACTACGATTTAGCACGCTGGATTGAGAATAATCTGCCATTCGATCAACTGATCCTTGAGTGCTATACCGGCGGCAATAGCGGCTGGGTTCACTGCTCATATGCAGATGAAGGCAGACGCGAGACACTGACCTATAGCAAGGCCAAGGGTTATCGGCAGGGGCTGTTAAAAGATGGCTAGGTCAACGCCAGCCAAAGGCAAGGCCAAGGTTAAAATCACAGCGACAGGCAAAAAGGTCAGCTATGGCCAAGCTGGTAAGGCCAAGGGTGGTGGGCCGCGTGTACGCGCAGGCACATCAAAGGGTGACAGCTACTGCGCCAGATCAGCCGGTCAGATGAAAAAGAATCCGAAAGCAGCAAAGAATCCCAATAGCCCTTTGCGGCTATCTCGCAAGCGCTGGAAATGCGCTGGCAAAAAATCACGGCGTTCATAAGGAGAAAAGCAATGCCAAGAGGTGCAGGAACTTATGGGTCAAAAGTTGGCCGTCCCAAGAAAAAGAAGCCGATGAAGGTTGCGGCTAAAAAGAAAATGGGTGGCCGCATGGGTGGCCGTAGTTTGCGGAGGGTCTAGCTATGAAGCGACCCGGATTATACCGCAACATTGCTAGAAAACGTGCGCGAATCAAAGCGCAAAAAGCGGCTGGTAGAAAGCCAGAACGCATGAGAAAAGTCGGCAGCAAAGGCGCACCGACAGCCGCTGCGTTCAAGCAATCTGCTAAGACGGCAAAAAAGCGTAAGGCAAAAGCATAAATCTGGTCACGTTTGGTCACGGTTTTTGGCTCCCAACGCCTACCACCGACAACCAAAAAACCCCAGAAACCCTCAGTTTTTACCTTTAGAAACCGCTAAAAATCGCCCTTTCACGGCGGCAACAGGGGTTCGAATCCCCTACGGGATGCCAGCTACAACGCAAGCACAGCCTCAAAAACAGCCCTCAGCCCTCACGGACTGGGGGCTATTTTTTTGTTCTGGTCACGATTTGGTCACGATTTGGTCACGATTTACTTGACATGAGATGTTAAGGTTTGTACTTTTCATAAATCAGGTAATGGGAGCTAAAGCAAATGCGTGATTTAAAAGTTCGTTTTAGGCAGTCGAGAAATTGCTATGTGATCAATGCGACAAGAATTGGGCTTGGCAACACACACGGCAGTTTCGCCACTAAGGCTGAAGCACTTGCAGAGGCTGAAAAGCTGAGAGCAAAATTTGTTTTAGGTCACGATGTAGTTGCAAAAGAAAAGCCCAAACTGTTTTCTGTAAATCAGGCTATAGAGGAATACAAAAGCAAACAGGCTTTGCTACAAACCAAGTCGTATCACAATGCGCAAAAATTCAATTTGTTGCTGCTAGAATCTGTACAGTTTGATGGCATTGCTGTTGGCAAGCATCAGATAGAACGGCTGGGCCGCAAGTCAGAGCGTGAAGATTTCAGAACGTGCATCAAGTTAGCGATAGAGAATGAAGGCAAAAGCATTGAGACAATGCAAACCCGCCGCAAACATTGGTCAAAGTTTTTTGTTTATGCCACCAGTAAAGGCTGGGTAGACGCAAATCCAATTGCCGATATTCAACTGCCGAAACCCAGCAAAAGAGATGAACGCGCTCCAAAGGTGCAGCCGGGGTTCATTGCTTGGCTACAGACGGATGCGCTAGATGCTTATGGCAAGGCTTACATGGACGAGGTTGAAACTAAATTTAAGCATGGGCAGCGCAATCATTTGACAATCAGCCCTCAAAAACTAGAGGTTATGATACTGTTGTCTATCACAACTGGCCTGCGTCAAGGCGAGTTGCGTGCATTGCGCCGTTGTGACTATTCAGCAAACAGACAGATCATTTTTATTAGAGGTGGCATTGACCACGGCACACAAGACATTGGCAAGGCAAAAACTAAGGAAGGCCAAGACCGTGAGATAGAGGTGCCTTCAGTAGTTTGCAAAATGCTCGATGACTTGCTGGCAAAAAGCAGATTTCAACAGCACGATGATTTGATATTCCCATCAACGACTGGCACACCATTAAGAAAAAATGATTTTAGCCAAGCTGTAAAGCCAATGCGTCTGGTCTGTCCTTTTAAAGATGATGAAACTGGCAAGCCCCTGCATTTCTTGTGGGCTGATATGCGCCACGCTTTTGCTAGCAACATGATCAATCAACTTGGCCCAAATTGGCCAGAGGTCGCAGAATCGATGGGTCATACCAACCCAGAGTTTACGAAGCGGCGTTATGGTCATTACATAAAAGATGAAGCAAAAAGCCATCGTAAACGCGAAGCATCTGGGGCAATCTTGGTAAATAGAAAAGGGCGCTAACGCGCCCCTTTCACCCTCTCCCAGAATTGCTGTAGCCAACTGATCTCTGGCGGTTTGGCTACTTGCTCGACAGCCGCCTTCTGTTTATCTGCCCACATTTTACGCATCGCAATGCTATGTGCCGCACGCCTCTTAGGCGTCCAGCTTGTTGCTCTCTTGTCCAACATCACCCCCCATTTTGGCAATCTCGCCACGCGGTATAAACCAGCGTGATCCGTCTTGAATCGCGTTCAACTGGCCGTTGCTTATCCAGCGCCTTACACGCTTGCGGCTGGCCTCGCTGTAACCCTCACCAAACAGCGCATCACACGCCTCTTTGACCGTATACAGAGCCTGCCTAGCCATTTTTAGCTGCCCCATAGCCTGCTGGTGGTGGCGGTGCGTCAGGCACGTTAGTGTGAGGCGGCGGGGCCGGGGCATAAACTGGTGCCGGTGCCGGTGCCGCTGGTGGCCCGGTGTCAAGCCACAGCCTGCTTTTGCAAACGGTCATAAACTCGTTGCCAACCTTGACTTGCAATTGCACACCGGGCTCTCGCTTCCATCCGTTTTCCTTGTCAGCCGCTGCCGCTGCGTAATAGGCATCAAGCCTTGAACGCAGATCAGGGTCATCAATGTTGAACCAAAATCCTATTTGGAGATTGTCAGTGATTTCCACCCCGCGCTGTAGTTTGGGGTTGCCCCCTTTATAATCAGGTCTCGCCATCGGATATGTCCTTTTCCTGTTTTTTCCAAAATGCAAAAAAGCGGTTATAGTCGGCGTTATTTTCTTTGTGCATCGCCGTTAGCACAGGATTCATCTCGCCGATCCAAGCGTTCAGCCCGGTCAGTGATTTGAATGTCTGGATTTTTGTCTCAAGCGCATCGAGGTCGTATGCCTTGGCTGCTTGCTTTGGTGGGTCTTTTAGTGCGCCATTGATCTCGCCATCGTCATCATCGTCAAACTCAACCTCTTGAATGCCAGCAGCCATGCC